CGCTATAATTTTTTTTCAACAAATTGGAAATCAAATAATGGTTATTGATTATTATGAAAATAATAGAGAAGGGTTACCTCATTATGTTCAGATGATTAAAGACAAAGATTATGTCTACGGCGAACACTATGCGCCACACGACATAGAAGTTCACGAATTTAGTAATGGTAAAACAAGACGAGAGATCGCTTACCAATTAGGAATAAAATTTAGGGTACTGCCTAAACTCGGATTAGAAGATGGTATCCACAGTTTGAAAATGGTGTTACCTAAATGTTGGTTTGATGCTGATGCAACAAAACCATTATTAGCTGCGTTAAGACATCATCATCGTAAGTACAATGATAAGATGAGAATTTTTAGTGCAAAACCCGTTAAGGATTTTAGCTCACACGCTTGCGATGCTGCAAGATACATGGCTATATCTTTATCGGAATTACCAAGACAAAAAATGGCTGAACAAAAATTAGCCGAAAACAATTATGAAATACACACGGAGAAATAAACTATGAGTTTTTTAATGCCAAAAATGCCAGCGATGCCAGCTATACCAGCACCGCAACCTTTACCAGAACCACCAAAATATGATGATAAAGAAAGAACTGATGCAACGGCAGCAAAGCAAGCAAAATTAAGAGCTGCTAGAACGGGTAGATCTGCAACAATTCTAACATCAGCTTCTGGATTAGAAGATGATGAAATTACAACTAAAAAAACTTTACTAGGAGGATAATATGGGAGGAGCAGTAGCAAGAGTATTTAGACCCGCACCACAAAGACCCGCAGCAGCACCAGCACCCGCACCAGTTTACGCAGCACCTACAAAAGCTGAAGTATCACAAGCAACAGCTACAACTGCATCATCAACTATTAATATGAAAAGTTCACAAGGTAGATCAAGCACAATATTAACTGGCGCAAAAGGTTTAGGCGATAACGCATTAACCACATCTAAAAAATCTTTACTCGGAGGATAATATGGGAGGCGTTACACCTAATACAAAACTTAAAAGACCCGATGATACTAGAACTAATAGAGGAATATCTACTCCTACATTTGCAGAAGATGATGTTGATAGTTTAATGAGAGCTAGACAAGGTTATGTTAAAAATACTGGAGGAACTTTAAGAGATGTTACTACTGCTGGAAATTATAAAAAATTAACAGAAAGACAAAAAAAAGAATACAAAAAAAGAAACCCTGGAGATTTTAAAAAAGAAAAAGATAAAGGGTTTAAATTATCTAGCAAAACTTTACTCGGAGGGTAAATGGCAATAACCGCAAAACAAAAATCAACTTTAAAAAAACACAGCGTACACCATTCTAAAAAACATATGAAAGAAATGAAAACAGCCATGAGTAAAGGAACAAGTTTTACAAAATCACACAAAACCGCAATGAAGAAGGTAGGAGCATAATGGCAGATAATCCAAAAGCAAAAATGGTAATGGAGAGATACAAATCTCTTAAAGCACAAAGAGCTACCTGGGAAAATCATTGGCAAGAAATTGCTGATTACTTTCTGCCAAGAAAAGCAAACATCACAGAGAAGCATACAGCGGGCGATAAGCGTCACGATCAAATTTTCGATGGAACTGCTACACACGCACTTGAATTGCTGTCAGCAAGTCTTAATGGGATGTTAACCAATACTATTTCGCCATGGTTTGTTTTAAAGTTTAGAAATCAAATGGCTGCTGATAATGATGCTGCTAACGAATGGCTTGAGAGTTGCGCAAAAATTATGCAGCAAGTGTTTGCTAGATCTAATTTTCAACAAGAAATTTTTGAATTATACCACGAGCTACTAGCCTTTGGTACATCTGCTATGTTTATTAGCGATGATGTTAAGGATGATTTAAGATTTAAAACTATTCACATATCAGAAATATTTATTACTGAGAATGATAAAGGAATGGTTGATAGTTTGACTAGACGATTTCATCTTGCAAACAAAAACATTCCATCAATGTATCCCGATGCAGATTTACCAAGAGCTATAATTGCTGATTTAGAAAAAGCTCCTTATGAAGATGCTGTAATTATTCATTCAGTTTACCCCAATGAAACACCTATGGGTTCTGATAATAATAAAAATATGGATTGGGTATCTTGTCATGTTCACGAAAAAACTGGCACACTATTAAGAGAAAGTGGATTTAAAGAATTTCCTTATGTAGTTCCTCGTTATTTAAAATCTTCATCAAACGAAATCTACGGCAGATCTCCAGCTATGAATGCTTTACCAGATACTAAGATGTTAAACACAATGTCTAAGACAACTATCAAAGCAGCTCAAAAACAAATTGATCCACCTCTAATGGTTCCCGATGATGGATTTATGTTACCGATTAGAACTGTGCCTGGCGGATTAAACTTTTATAGATCGGGTACTAGAGAAAGAATTGAACCTTTAAATATAGGTGCAAACAATCCACTTGGTTTAGCAATGGAAGATCAAAGAAGAAAAGCAATTAGAGAAAATTTCTTTGTCGATCAGTTAATGACAACCCAAGGCTCAAACATGACGGCTACTGAAGTTATGCAAAGAACGGAAGAAAAAATGAGATTACTTGGCCCCGTGTTAGGTAGATTGCAATCTGAATTATTGCAGCCACTTATCACTAGAGCATTTAATCTTTTATTAAAAAATAATAAACTTCCCCCAATACCAGAAGAACTTGGCGATCAAGATGTAGAGATTGAATATGTATCTCCATTAGCCAAAGCTCAAAAAAGCCAAGAGCTATCATCTGTTATGCGTGGAATAGAAATATTTGGTTCAATGCAAAATATAGCTCCCGTTTTTGATTACATAGATATTGATGGTTTAGTTTCTCACATACAAGAAGTGTTAGGCTTACCCGCAAAAATTATGAGATCTAAAGCAGAGGTTCAACAAAGACAACAACAAAAACAACAACAAGAAATGGAACAAATGCAATTACAACAAGCACAACAAGTAGCGGAAAGTGCTGGCAAAGTTGCGCCAGCTTTAAAGGTTTTAGGTGGACAGTAAAGAACTTAAACAACTAGAACTTAATTATAAACAAATTTTTAATTCTACTGAAGGCAAAGAAGTCTTGGAAGATTTAAAAAAAAGATGCAGTTTTTATTCTACGTCTCATATTAAAGGCGATAGTCACGAAAGTGCATTTTTAGAAGGAACAAGATCAGTAGTCTTGTTTATTAATAATATGCTTAATAAAAAACCCATGGAGGATAAATGAGCAGCGAAACAAACCAGGTAGCAGTTGAGCCTACAAGCCAAGTGTCTGCGGAAACACAAACAACAACATTAACACCAGAGACAGTAATAACAGATTGGAAAGCAAATCTTTCCGATGAAATAAGAGCTGATAAATCTTTAGAGAATATTAAAGATATAGAAGGTTTAGCAAAATCTTATGTTCATGCACAAAAATTAGTTGGCTCTGATAAAATACCAGTTCCAAATAAATTTGCTACCGATAAAGATTGGGATGCAGTTTATGAAAAACTAGGTAGACCAGCGGATGCTGCTGGGTATAAATACGATTTACCAGAAGATCAAAAAATAGACGAAGCATCATTAAAAAACTTTTCAGATCAAGCGCATAAACTTGGATTACTTCCTGGTCAAGCAAATGGTATGGTAAAATTTTATAATGAAATGACAGCCGCATCTTTACAAGAAAGTGAAACTACAGCAGTTGCAGCAAGAGAAGCTAGCTCTAGTGAACTTAAAAAAGAGTGGGGTCAAGCATTCGATCAAAAAATATCACAAGCTGCTAATCTTGCTAAATCAGTTGGCGCAAGTGAATTGTTTAATACTAATATGGCAGATGGAACTAAACTTGGAGACAATCCAATTATGATAAAAGCGTTTGCAGAGTTAGCGGGAAAAATGGGAGAGGATAATATTACTCAATCCTCTGGGCCAACTTTCCAAACACCAGCTCAACTTGAAAAAGAAATTGGAGAATTAACTATGCCAGGTTCAGCGTATTGGGATAAAAGTCATCCTAATCACAAACTTGCAGTAGAAGAAGTTTTGGCTTTACGAGAAAAGAAAAATCAAGTATAGCTCAAATATTGGGATAATCGATAGACCCCAAAAGACATTAGGAAAGACTAACATCTACAAGATGTAAAAGCTAGGTTTCGACCCGCAAGGATAATCAGCCGTTTTAACATAAACATTAACATAACCCAAAGGAGAACTTATTATGAGTTCAAATATAACTACTTCTTTTGTAGAGCAATATAGTTCAAACGTAACTATGCTTTCTCAACAAATGGGAAGTAAATTAAGAGGTTCTGTTGACGTGGAAACTATCAATGGCAAAAACGCATTTTTTGACCAAGTAGGCGTAACTTCAGCTCAATTAAGAACGAGCAGACATGGAGACACACCTCAAATTGATACTCCGCACAGCAGAAGAAGATTAAGTTTATCAGACTACGAGTGGGCTGATTTAGTTGACGATACGGATAAAGTTAGAATGTTGGTTGATCCAACTTCAAGTTACGCAAAAGCAGCAGCAGCAGCTATGAATAGAAGTCTCGATGATGTTATCATCGCAGCTTTAAACGCATCAGCTTCAACTGGTGTAGCTGGCGCAACTGGAGTAGCGTTACCTTCAACTCAAAAGTTTGCAACATCAGATCAATCAGATGGTTTAACTGTAGCAAAACTTTTAGGTGCGAAGAAAAACCTTGATCTAAACGATGTTGATCCTTCTTTAAAAAGGTTCATCGTTTGTTCGCCACAACAAATCGCAGATCTATTAGCTATAACAAGTGTGACTTCTTCGGATTTCAATACTGTTAAAGCTCTTGCACAAGGGGATGTTTCATCTTTCTTGGGATTTGAGTTTATTGTTTCTAACAGATTAAAGTTTGATGCAACTAATGGCGATGACAGATTAATTTTTGCTTACACAGAAGATGCTATTAAATTAGGTATCGGAAGTGACATTAAAGCAAACATTACTGAAAGAGCTGACAAATCTTATTCTACTCAAGTTTACTACGCTATGTCTTTAGGCGCAGTAAGAATGGAAGAAAAAAAGGTTTTTCAAATCCCTTGTCACGAATAATAATAATAATAGGAGAAAATAAATGACTACATTAAATACTGGTATCGTAGCAAACACTTTAGCTTCCCCGCAAGTTCTTAATGACGCTGCCGAATTACATGGCGTTTTAAGAGTAGCTGCTGGAACTGCTGAATTAGCCGCTGGCGATAGCACGGACAACGATGTTGTTTTGTTAGCACCTATCTCAAGTAAAGCAACGATCTCTCAACTTTTTGTTGGATCAGATACTTTTGGTGGTTCTTGCACAATGAATGTTGGTGTTCACAATTACGATGGCACAGTTGCAGACGAAGATTGTTTTGCAACAGCTGTAGCTGATGCTGCGGCAATGGCTGACGTTAGAACTGAAGCAGCTACAATTAACACAGTTGGACAAAAGCTGTGGGAAATTGCTGGTTTAAGTTCAGATCCAGGAGGATTGTTATATGTTTCTATAACTTTCGCAGCAACTGGTGGAACTGCTGGTACGCTTTCATGGAATATTAGTTACGCAGTTAATTAATAAATAAAATTTTAGGGGGAAGCGGGAGACTTAATCCCCCTAGAGTGCATGATAAAGAAAACAGAAAAACCCAAAACCATTACTCATTTACAGAGTGGAAATTATA